AGAGAATAGAGTTAGAAGAACAGAAACCAGAAGGTGAAGTAGAAACTAAAGAGGAAGACTCTAGTTCCGCGCCACAAGTGGAGGAGACTAGAGAAGAGAAAGCAGAGGGCAGCGACGCGCAGCCAGAGGCTAAAAAAGAAGATAAGCCTGAAGAAAAGAAAGAAGAATTAGAGACGTACAGTAAGGACGTGCAAAGAAGAATTGCTAAACTTACAAAAAAATGGAGAGAGGCACAAAGACAAGCTGATGAAGCTTTAAAATTTGCCGAAAACCAAAAACAACAAAAAGAAAAGCTTCAGAAGAAGTATTCTAAAGTTGAGCAAGCTGGTGTTAAAGATAGAGAACAGAGAATTACATCTGGTCTACAAGCAGCAGCGGCTAAGTTAGCAGCAGCTAAAGAGGCAGGAGATCTTGCCGCTGAAGTTGAAGCTAATAAAGAGATTGCTAGACTTGGGTATGAGGAAGCAAGACTAAATGAAGCAAAAGCAGCATATGAAGATATGGCTAAAGCTGAACCAAAAGAGCAGGAAATACCAAAAGTATCTCCTCAACAAACAGCTGCACCTGATCCTAAAGCGGAAGCATGGGGAGCTAAAAACAAGTGGTTTGGTACAGATACAGCTATGACATACACTGCATTTGATCTACATAAGAAACTAGTGGATGAAGAGGGTTTTGACCCTGCTTCAGATGAATATTATTCGGAAATAGATAAGAGAATAAGACTTGAATTTCCAAATAAATTTGATACAACTAATGAAAATACGACCAAACCTACACAAATAGTAGCTTCAGCGAAGCGAAGTGTTAACAAATCAGGTCGCAAAACTGTGAGACTCACACCTTCTCAAGTTGCTATCGCTAAAAAATTAGGAGTGCCATTAGAAGAATATGCGAAACAAATGAAAATCACGAAGGAGGTATAGCATATGGAAAACGATAAAATAAAAACCCCGCGTGCGAGCCAGTCTAGAGCTAAAGATAAAAGACCTACGACTTGGACTCCACCATCATCTTTAGATGCACCACCTGCGCCAGACGGTTTTAGGCATAGATGGATAAGAACTGAAGTTTTAGGTTTCGACGATACCAAAAACATGTCAGGTAAAATTAGATCTGGATGGGAGTTAGTGAGAGCTGATCAATATCCTGATCATGATTATCCAAGCTTAAAAGAAGGTAAATACGCAGGAGTGATTGGAGTTGGTGGCCTAGTGCTTGCTAGGATACCGGAAGAGGTTGCCAAAGCTCGAGAAGAGTATTTTAAAAAACAGACTCAAGATCGAGACGATGCAGTTAACAACGACCTTATGAAGGAAGAGCACTCTAGCATGCCGATTAATGCTGAGAGACAAAGTCGTGTAACTTTTGGTGGTACGAAGAAATAATTTCTTTGTGATATCAAAAACACATTAATGTTAACCGCAAGATCATGTTAAGTGATTTTGCAAAAGGAGAAAAACTATGGCAAATAAAGACGCTGCTTTTGGGTTAAGACCCATGGGCAAAGTTGGTCAGAATAGAGACAACCAAGGTTTATCCGAGTATGATATATCTGCTAGTGCTTCAGCAATATATTTCAATGACCCAGTAGAAATTTTAGCTGCTGGAACAATTGGAGTAGCTGCAGCAGGAGACGAAGCTATACTAGGATCCCTAGGTGGTGTTTTCTTTACTGACGCATCTACAAGCAAACCTACATTTGCTAATCACTTAGACGCTTCTAATACTGCAACAGATATTAAAGGCTTTGTGAGTGATGACCCATATGAAAGGTTTGAAATTCAAGCGGACGGCGCAACAGCAGCAGCTGACGTCGGCCTTAACGCCGATTTTGTGTATGCAGCAGGATCTTCTCCAGACTATGTATCTAAAGTAGAATTAGATACGTCTGATCAGAAGACTGGTACAGCACAATTGAGAATATTGGGAATCTCGAAAGATCCAGACAATAACGAAGCAGGTTCTGCTAACGTTAATTTGGTTGTCTTAATAAACGAGCACCAATTAAAAGGCACAACAGGAGTATAATGGAGGATAACTATGGCAATAAGTAGAGGACAACTAGTCAAAGAACTAGAACCAGGTTTGAATGCATTATTCGGACTGGAATATAAACGATACGAAAATCAGCATGCTGAAATTTTCGACACAGAAAACAGTGACAGAGCTTTTGAAGAAGAAGTAATGTTATCTGGTTTCGCGAACGCTCAAGTAAAACCAGAAGGATCTGGCGTAACTTTTGACAACGCACAAGAAACTTTCACAGCTAGATACACGCACGAAACAATCGCTTTAGCATTTGCGATCACAGAAGAAGCTATCGAAGATAATCTTTACGATAGACTTGCTTCTAGATACACAAAAGCATTAGCGAGATCGATGGCAAACACTAAGCAAGTAAAAGCTGCGAATGTATTAAACAATGCATTTAACAGTTCATTTGCTGGTGGTGATGGTAAGGAGCTTTGTGCTACTAACCACCCAACGATAGCTGGAACAGTCAAAAACGAACTGACAACATCTGCGGATCTTAACGAGACTTCACTAGAACAATCGTTAATCGACATCGCGGCGTTGACAGACGAAAGAGGCTTAAAAATTGCAGCAAGAGGAGTAAAAATGATTATTCCATCTGAGCTTCAATTTACTGCTGAGAGATTGATGAAATCTCAAGGTAGAACGGCAACAGCTGACAATGATATTAACGCAGTAGTATCAATGGGAATGGTTCCTCAAGGATATAGAGTGAACAATTACCTAACAGATACAGATGCTTTCTTTATCATTACAGATGTACCTAACGGATTAAAAATGTTCGTTAGATCACCGATTAAAACAGCTATGGAAGGTGACTTCGATACAGGTAACGTTAGATACAAAGCTAGAGAGAGATACTCTTTCGGCTTCTCTGATTTCAGAGGTATCTTTGGTTCACCAGGTGCGTAATCACTGATAAATTAAATTAAAAGGGGGCTTTCGAGCCCCCTTTTTTTATGATAAAATAGAAAGGCAACCATGAAAAACTTCCGTGTACAGATCAGAGCATATGGCTACTATACTAACTTCAATATGGAGTCTGAGGACAATAGTAAAGCTTTTGAAGATGCACTAGTTGACAAGCTAGGAAAAAATGATATAAAATGGGAGAAAGATGGATTTAGTAATAAATCTAAAATATGGGTAACCTATGAGGAGGTTATAAATGCAAACGCACATCAGAGACCTATACAAAGCGAAGAGGGGTCTCGAGACAGAGTGGGCGGTACAGCAACGGGATAACCAGAGATATACTCTGGATATGGTCCGGATTGACAACAAGATAAGAGAAGTTGTTAATCAAATTAAGTTAGAAGAGGCTAAGATAGCTAATCTAACTAATAAGATCGAAGATGCTGCACCCAGCGTTTCAGTAGCTACGTAAACAAAAGCTACATCGTTGAAATACGTAACTTCACTACAGGATCTCTTGCACTTTATAAAAAACTAATATATAAAAATATTACTATACAATTAATTAGAGCACAGACGCGTATAGTCGACGGCCTAGAGACTGTGTTCGGAAAACTAGGAGGATATAATTATGGCAAGTACAACGTTTAACGGACCGGTACGATCCGAAAAAGGCTTTCAAGTAGCGACTAAAAACACGTCTACTGGAGCAGTAACAACTAGAATGAGTTCAGGTATGCCTGACTTAACTGGTTTATCAGTATCAGATGTAGCAACAGCTTCTACTCTAACTTTAGCAGCAGACACTATCTCAGTGATAGATTACACAGGCGCAGCAGCTTGTGCAGCCACTTTACCTGCAGCGACGGCTGGAACAGTTGTTGTTTACGCACAAGCTAAAGATACAACAGGCGGAACTGCAACTTTAAGTTTTGACTGTGCTGGATCAGATGTTTTTGCAACAGGATCTGTAATTGAGTCAAGAGGTTCATCAGAAGTAACTTTTGATACCTCAGCGGCGGGTGAAACTTTATTAACTTTCACTCCTGCTAACGCAGCAACAAATCTTTTTACAACTGGAAGCATGATCGCTTTTATTTGTTACGAAGATGGCACATACCACATTGCTTCAAAAATGGGTGGTGCGGCTGACGCTACTACAGGTGCATTTGTATTCGCATCGTAATGGTTAATTATGTGGGTGAGAAACTTCGAGACTTTTTGATCTTGATACTCACCCACACCAAAGATAAGGAGAAAAAACTATGTATATGGGTGATGTAAAGTCGAAGACTTTCTTAGACACAAACGCTTCGTCTGCAACTTATGTGGCTGCCGCTGCTCAACCAACAAGCACTTTCACGTTGGCTAATACGTCTTTCGGAACAAATACCGCAAGAAAAATTACAGCTACGACTGCTGGAACGGGTGATAACGGCAAAACAGTTACGATCGTTGGAACAGATCATAACGGAGATGCGGCCACTGAAGTTATAACTTTAACAGGATCTGCGGAAACTTCGTCTGGAACTACTATAGCTTTCTTGACAATAACTTCTGCTACAGTTAGCGCACAACCTGCTGCTAACGTATCTTTAGGAATGACTGCTGACGTGTTTGGATCTGTTTTTCAAGGTAGAACTAGAGTAAGACAGGTGAACGCCGAGTCAGGTGGATCAATCGGAAGTGTTCTATTTAGAGATGGAAGTTTAACAGGAACAGCTTTACTAACAGTTAGAACGAGTGCAACTGCAGGAGACATCAATACAGTCAACATTCCTCAAGATGGAATATTGTACAAAGATGGTGCATTTGTAACTTTTGATGAAACTCAATGTAATTCAGCAACTGTTTACTTTGATGGGTAAGGAGGATAAGTGGCAAACACTACTTCCGGTACAACAATATTTGATAAGAATTTTTCTATAGATGAGATTATAGAAGAGTCTTATGAAAGAATAGGTCTTCAAAGTGTATCTGGTAATCAGATGCGCCAAGCAAGAAGATCTCTTAATATATTATTTCAGGAATGGGGTAATAGAGGTCTACACTATTGGCAAATCGG